TAAAGAGTTAGTATTGTGTCTGTATAAATTACCAGCCTTTAACGAATAGAAATAGTTGTTCATTCCAATCATCCAGTCAGCAAAGTAAGAGTAGAATGAGGGCCACCCCTTAACACTATCGCTATAGCTTAAAGTATATTGTTTATCTGGGTCTCCCTGCGGAGGTATTACTGGAGGCTGTAAGTTTGGACAAGTTACATTATCAAACTGTAGGTTGTTTTGACCACCCATATATCCGTGATAGTAACACTCATAGCTAGTAGTACCATAATCTCCAGTTGCGGTTATAGTTACATCTCCATAATAATACTCATAGGTATTTCCATCGAGCCCTGTTTTCAATCCTGCGCTCGTAGTTCCTGTATAGCTTATCTGACCTGTTTTACCAAAGTTGTGTATGGCAATAGGATGTGTTGAAGGAACTCCTGTCAATACAAAAACACCAGTTCCTGTTCCATACAATCCATAGTTACCTCCGAACACATAAGAGTTAATAGTTCCAATAGACTGAAAAGTCACAGCATTTGTACCACTCAAACAATAATCCGGAGTGGTTGGTATAGGAGTTGGTGTGGGCGTGGGTGTAGGTGTGGGCGTAGGCGTAGGCGCAGGAGCGGGCGTAGGCGTAGGCGCTGGTCCTGAACATATATTATAACCCGAGCAATCGTATTTATGAGTAACTACACCATTGTTTGCTAACAATAAAGACCCTGTTCCAGTTGCTGGCGTTGAGCCAGGTGTAGCTATATAAAACTGATTGCTACCACTAAAAGGAGTATTTAGATTTGCATCTAACCAAAAGTGTTGTGTGCCGCAAGATATACTTGCATAATCTTGTACGTCGGAGTATACTGTTACGGGAGCATTAACACAAACTGTTGGCTTCACAAACGAACCATTTCCCTGAACCGCATTAAACTGCCAAGCATATGAAGTTACCGGCCCTGGAGTCGGTGTGGGGGCTGTACATTGAGAACAGCCATTTAAACCATAATAAGAACTATATGCTACTTGTTGACCGCTATTTCTTTGAGCCGTTACTTGCCAGCAATAACCATATATAGAATATACATCCAAAAGAGTTAGCTGAGGATTCCCTGGAAACGTCCAGTCGTTTTTTACACTAGAGTCATCACAGCGAGTAAATTCATAATAAAAAGACATATGGTTTTATTTAACTACAAATTTACGAATTTAAAACATACTTGTTTTATTACAACTGAGCAAGCCATTTTTTTGCTTGGCTATAAAATAGATTATCTGGAAAAGTATTTACATCTAAATTAAGAATCTTATGTTTATCAAAAATAGGGTCGCAACTATAATGAGCTATATAATGATTGTCCGTTAATTTATTTACGTTAGGGTAGTAACAATTATCTGTATTTATCATTTTTATTCTATTATTGTGACAAGCAATGTTTAAACCATGCATTGCGCACCACCAAGAATGTTGATTGCCTTTTTCTTTCTCAGTAACTAACTTAGAGTATAGAATAACCTCATCTATTATTTTCTTAATAGTTTTAACTCTTCCTATAACATTAAAGCCACCGTTCATATAACCTTCGTCATTATGAGTAAGATAATCACTTATAACTCTTCTGTGCTGACTATCAGTATTAGATATATGCATATGCCAGTTTTCATATGTTGAATCTGCTATAACAATATCATAGTTTATGTGGTCGTAAATAGAAGGATGTTTCTTTAAATGAACCAAGTCTGCATCTATTATTTCAACAACCTCATCATCGGGTAAATTTTCTACTATTTGTTTTGCGGCTGTAAATACGTTGATAGGAATATGCCATTGTTTATCGCTTTTAATATAGTCGTATACTGAATCAACCATTTTATATGGCAGCTTCATATCCCAACTTACATCCTCTACCTTATCCTCGTTAAAATTATTATATTTTATTATAGGGATGATGGTTTTATTTTTAGCATCATCCTTATAAATTTGTAAATGTTGATATTGAAAAAATAGTATTTGAGGCCTAAAGTATTCTACGGCAACTGCTACTGGAATAGTTATCATACTAATTTATAATGAACAAAAAAGTTCCTGTAGTATGTGCCTTGAAAATTTTCTAGCCTTCCGTGAGGACAAATAGCAGATTCATATAATATCATATCACCTGGCTCTAGGTATACTTTATACCACTCTCCATCGTGACCTTTTATATCTAAAGGCCAATCGTCTCCGTTATCTTTATGCTGACATCCGCATCTTAAATCTTTATCTACAAGAATGATAGATGACACATGATGTGTTTCCATTCTATCCGTATGTTCAGCTAAGCTAGACCCTCTTAAATAAGACCTTATTCCGTACATTGCTGATGGCTCGATATTTACACCGGCAAAGTCTCTATGTGTAGGCAGGAGCTGCTTGTGTATTAAATTTCTTATATTAGGTATATGGTCGTAGGATATAAGCTCACTATCTCCTTTTATAAATTCTTGCTTACCCTCAAATATTTCTGGTTCGGCTTTGTGTTTTAAAAGGCTATAACTATCCTGTATTAAACTCCATATATCCTCTGGAACTTTTACAACATCAAATCCTTTTTCAGTTAATTGAGATAATTGCGGTCTACTTTCTACTCTTTGTATTTTTTGCGACTGTGGCTTACCCTCTCTCCACCAAGATGTAATAATATATTTTTTACCGCTAGTAACAGGCATCCCCTCGTGTAATGTATTTTCTTGAGTTCTACCATTTATCATATTTTGCCAGGTAACTGCCTTTCCTTTCTTTGGCTGTAATACAGTATTCATTCTAGGAAAGTTAGTGCCTCCACCTTCAAAGCCATCATTAAGATAAATCATCAAAGTGTGTGTCCTATTGCCCTTTTCTAAACAATGCTTGTCATATGCTACTCCAGTAAAAAAATCATGATGTGGTTTAAAATATTGTCCAGGCTCGTAGAGTTGCCCTTGAAGGTTTTCTCCGTTTGAAATATCTAGTCCTAAATATTTGGATATTTTCTCATGTATGCTTTTTACTAAAGGATTAGAATGGTCTAAATTAGATGTGCTAGACGTTCTGCTTTTATCTTGTACGCTAAACTCATCTCCTTGAGAAACAACAGTGGAGGGGACATGGTTTTTATTTATCAACTCAATCAAACCATCGCACTCCTCTTGTGTTAAAAAGTCGTGTATTTCTTTCATTTAATTTAATTTAAGCACAAGGTACTAAATTATTTGCATTTCTAAGTTTGGCAGTTAGAGCAAAATGTCGTAAATGCAGTTCCATCCCAAAATCTATATTCTCCTGGAAAACCAAAAGTTGTGTAGTTTCCGCTCGGAGCTAACTGCGTACAAAAAGTATCAGTATATAATTGAGTTGCCGTACAGAAATTACTAGAGTCTCCATAATAACCTCCAGATGAACCGCTACAAACAGCAAGTGGATTCCACTTTAACTGAAGATAGTAACAGGTAGGCGCAGGAGCGGGCGTAGGCGTAGGGCTAGGCGGTGTAGGCGGCGTAGGTGGTGGACCTTGACAATCTGCACAATCATTATAATAATTTTGTGGCGATATAGCCTGAGTTGTTCCCGTAGGAGCTCCCATAACTTCCCAACATACAGACTGCCATAGGATAGATTCTCCAACAATAACTGCTTGTGGTAGTGATACGTTTTCTTGAAGCCCACTACTACAGTTTTGTATTAAATACTGATTAGGCACTGGCGGCGTAGGTGGTGGACTAGGCGGCGTTGGTGGTGTAGGCGTAGGACTAGGTGGTGTAGGTGGCGTAGGCGTAGGACTAGGTGGTGTAGGTGGTGTAGGTGGCGTTGGTGGTGTAGGCGGAGTCGGTATGGGTGTAGGTGTGGGTGTAGGTACTGTACAAGATTGCCCAGCAAACAATACTCCGCTCACCTGTTCTCTAACTATAGAGTTATCAGAATAAAAACCATTGGCCGATACCACTGTTAAATCAGCATCATCATAAATAGTTGTTGCATTTGCGAAACTCGCTGTATCAAAATAATATGTTCCTAGTGTTGCCATTTTTTATTTAACAATTTATAATTTGACTAGGCGTTCCTGTTGAGGAATTAAATCTTAATGCCACTCCACTTCCAGTTCCACAAGATGCGCCTTGGTAATACCATTTTTGGCTTATAGCGTATTGTAGGTAATCTATAACTTTTGTTTTCTTAGCTTTATCCATCCAAACTACATCTGATGTGGTTACACAAGTTGTGCTTCCTTCATGATAGTAGTTTTGTGTAGTTGCAGTAGGTCCATCACTACAAGCATTTGCGCTACTAGAGAACCAACTATCTACTTCATTCATCGTAAACTCTTGAACGCATAGTTCGTAATAAGAACTACCTCTATCATTTACAAGTCCGTTCGCTCCAATGTACATATTAATCCCTGGCGTTACACTATTTGTTTGTGCAGCACCGTACCATAATGGAGCTCCTGTTCCTGAATCGCTTCCGTTAAATAAAGTTGTTAGTCCTACATCTGCATAAGCGAATACTGTATAACTATTACTATAAGCAAAATCTAGTTGTTCGGTGTTGTTGATATACACATTTCCTCCGCCAGGATTGTATATTAAATAAATAGGAATAGCGCTAGTTACAGTATACCCGCACGAAGTAGATTCTGATGTTGCGCCTTGTTGCTCTCCATTGTTTAAATACCATGCCTGTGGAGAACAAGCTGCGTTTTGATTGACTCTACCATTTAAATTAGTAGTTATCGCTCCACAATTTTCAACATAATAATTACTGTAAGTGCCATTATAAAGAGGAGTCAGTAAATCTACATCTGTAAATATATTATCAGAAGTGCCTGTTTGTGGGCAAGCAGCTGAGCCAGTATGGTAATATGTCGTAGTCGGTTTTCCAGGACCCCAAGCACACACACTTGAAAATGGCGCATAATTTTCTGAAGTTATTTCTACTGCAGTCATACAGGAATCAAATAAATTACTTCCAGTTGTAGTCACTAATGTTCCTGTCTGAGAAACATTTATAGTCATACCTGTATCTATTGTACCTGCACCTCCTCCGGCGGGTCTTATTCCAACCCATGGGAGTGAACTAGATGTTGGTATAAATGCTGTTGTAGCCGCGGCATCTGTCCAAGCATATACTGTTCTTCCAGCTGTAGCTGAATCTCTAAGGTCTTGAGCAGTTGCTATAGCTCCAGCACTATCCCCTAAATATACGCTTCCTGTTGATGGTATTCTAATGTTTTGAGCACAAGCATCAGCACTTGAAAGTTGACCCTCACCAAAAGTTACCATGTTAGTCAGCCACTCTCCAGTAGGTGTTGGAGCTGGAGTAGGGGTCGGAGTAGGCGTAGGCGTAGGCGTAGGCGTAGGTGTCGGTGTCGGTGTAGGGGTAGGAGTAGCGCTGCAGGTGGCATAACTACTTACAACTCCTACATTACTTAATAAAAATGTGTTACCAGAATTGGCTAACTGTACAGTTCTAAAATACGTGTCTCTTCCTTGGTATGGCACAGTTGCAAGTGGATTTGCATACACTACTAAACTATTGTTTACAACGTCAGCCCAGCTGCTTACACTTTGAGTAAAGAATACAGTTTGAGGGTTTGCGTATGAGCTACAAGCCAGAGGAGCTGTTGTCCATCCCTCCGGAGGGTTTTGACCTGCACTTGAATTTCTCCACATTATCAAGCTATTTGGAATTGGAGTCGGTGTTGGAGTCGGTGTTGGAGTAGGCGTCGGAGTCGGTGTTGAACTACAAACACCAGAAGTATCAATATTTGAAGCTGTCCCTTGGTTTGTCATTCTAAATATACCCTGAGATATTCCGTACCCTTGGTTTGGTTGTCTTACTCCAAAATAATTATCTCCGCCTTGGAATAATGTTGTTAAAGCTGCATCTGTATAGAAGAATGTGCTATTAGCAAATGTTGTGTTAAACGAGCTAGAAGAGCTATATAACGGCACTGTTGCAAAAGGACAAGTTGATGGGCTCGTTGTGCTACCTGAGCCAGACTCTATAAGCCATCTATATGATGTTACAGGCGTAGGCGTAGGTGTGGGAGTTGGAGTCGGAGTAAATGTACATCCAGTGCACGCATCTGATTTACTTGTTATAGAGTGACACAGCTCAGCGCTAGTTGATTCTCTATAGTCCCAAACCAAATACAAGAAACTACCACCAGACGGCATAATAAAATCAGCAACAAATTGAGTTGGATTTGTTTGAGCAACTATAGGTGTGGCATCAGTAGCAGCAGTCAACAGTGCGTTTATATCTGCTCCCGTATTACCATAGAAAGTATTGGTTCTTAAATACTTTAGTTTGTTTTTATTGATATTAAATACAAAATTATCAATATTGCTTTTTCTGCTAATAATAGAAACATTAGCCGCATCTCCAGGAATAAATCCTCCTCCTTGAAATCCAGAAATTTGATTATATAACGATACAATAGGAGCGTTTGTTCCAGATGAAAATTCAACATTTGGATATGTTTTTGTTGGAGATGTAAATGTTCCATCAGTCCATCTAAACTCATTTGTTATAAAGTCTCCAGCATCTGCATTACTTGTAACGGCAACACTAACAATTGTTATTGTTTGCGCGTCAGGACAAGAAGTGTTAATGTCAATAATGCTTGCAACAGAACTGTCTTGAGTTACTGTTATTTCTACCGTATCAGTATTTACATCGTTTTTATTAAATGATAAAGTTCCGCTATCATACACTGTACCTGTAGTATGTGATACCCCATTATATGTTGCTGTTATAGTGTAGCCAGTAGTTGAAGTATCACTCTCTGATACTATTTCATCAGACAATCTTTCACTGACAATATTATCATTAAGCTCACTAATAATTTCAGTAAACCCTCCAGTAGGAATTGTAAAGTCTATATCTACTATTCCTAATAAATCACCAACATTTACACAATATGTAAAAGTGGTTGCTGGATTTATTGTAATGTTTTTTGTTGAATTACAGCCTACACATTCTACAACTGGCTGTGGCAATTGAACATTGGAATGTAAAACATACTCATTCATGTAAGGGTCAAACCCTCCCATTTTTTGAGTATTAAAAGTGTCGATAAAAAGGTCTCTAAACCACGAACGCATTCCCGCTTCTGATATAACCTGAAGCTGTTCGTTGTTATACGCACCTCCTATTAAGTTTATTACCGCTCCACGCTTGGCGTCTGTAAAATATTTGTTAGGACCATATGAAGCATAACTCTCTGGATTTTCACTAATACCGTAATCCTCTAGTCTTGCTATTTGCTGTCCTAAAACTTCAGGTACAGATGTAACAGCACCGCCTCCAGTAGAATCGCTAAGTAAATTTTTACCAGCCAAAACATAAGATATCTTATCTTCTTGCAAAGTAAGTATATCTGTTTTTCTTCCGTCTAGTAATTGAATAGGGCCATAAGAGTCTTCTAATGGCTTAAAATTAAGAAGCCCTAGGTTGAACTCGTTTAGTTTATTTACGTTGGTCTCATCGTTATAAACCCCACTATACGTTAAATCAGCAAACCTATGTGACTCTTTGTAGTCCATATTAGAGGTAGAGGTTACTCGCTCTCCTATATTTTTAGTCTTACCTACAATTGAATCTAATATCTTATAACTTTCTACACCATTACCAAACGCAAAACAATCAGAAAACTCTGTATCAATTATTGCGGGCAGGCTTGAAGTTTGTGTCTGCACGTTTCCAGAATGAATCCCATCTGCGCTTACATTAAATGAAAGGTGGTTTTCATACCATACATTATCAAGAGCATCTGTAGGTTGAGTTTCAAATGCTATAATAGAATCAGCTCTATATATTTGTATATCAGCTGTAACGGTAGAGCGTCTCTTTTCTCTTGACAATGTACCTCCGCATCTAACAGTACCAGTAATTAATAACGCCAATTCATTAGTTGCGGTGTCTCTAAAAAACTTGTAGTAGTTTGTTCCTTCGGCAGTAGATATATCTTGTTTAGTCGTGGCTGTAGCCGATTCATAAGTGTTTGTTATATCTCCGCCACCGCCACCTACTTCAGTTACCGCGTCTTCTAAAACCGCTTCTACATTATCTCCATTCCACCAATCCTGCATATTATCATATGTAGTGGAAGACACAAGGTTTACGTTTAATTCACTAATTCTTCTTTCACATTTACCATTTCCTTTTCCTGGACCTAATCTTTCTTGTCTTATAGATATTACAATTCTGCTTCCCGCAGGGACATTATAATCTGTGTGTGTGCTGCCTGCAATATTAGGGTCAGGTACATCAAGATTCATTGGATAATCCAATATAGGATAATCTCCCGCATCGTTTTCAATTGCTGTATTAGAGCCAGGCGTTATTATATCATTATCCTCTTTAACTGTAGAAAAATTATTTGGATTAATTTTCATATATGTTCCCGAAGGAACTGATGAACCATTTGAAGGAGTAATAAAGTCTGCTTCTTTAGTTTCTTTTTCTAATACAGTAGCTTCTACACATCTAAGTATAGGTCCATTACTGTCAGACTTAACAAAGTATCTATCTCCCTCTTCTACCTTATTAGCGCTCTCACCTTCTAGTAAAAAGTATGTTGCATTACTTCCAGGGTCTTCAAAATAAATACTAGAGTAAATAGTATCGTATGTAGTCTCTGTTGGTTTTAATACAAACTTATATCTAGTAGCCCAGCTTGGAGCTAACTGCTGAGGTGGTATAGTAACCTGTAATTCGTTTTTATTTATAGAGTTAGCGCAAGGTATCTGTATCGTATTATTTGGGCTTACAAGCGCCGTAGATGAGCGGTTAAATTCATCCATATATACTATACCAACTTCATAACCTCTGTTACTATGAAGACTTCTAGCTGTATCAGTATTTCTAAAACTAGCAGTTGCACTGTTTACTTCATAAAATTCATAAGCGTTATTAGCCCCGTCAACATAGTTCATTGCTATCAGTTGAAGACCAATAGTGTTGCTTGCTGGAGACGATATAATTGCAATAGGTTCTCCGGTATTACTTATACCACTTGCTGTTTTTGTATATGTACCTAATGTTGATGGCAACGCACAATTAACCTGGTCAGTCAAAGTAGTTCCATTACAAGCGTCAGTTACAGTTTGTATATTTGCAATTGTTCCTATTTTCTCAATAAAATCAGTGCTTGTAGCAAGAGAGTATGCGTTAGGAAAATATGTTGGCAAAGTATAATCAAATACTATGTCGATGTTTGAAGTTGTTGCTCCAGGTGTAGTTCCGGTAAATTGACCGTGTACTATCGTAAAGTCTAAAGTTATGCTAGAACCAGCAGTTAATTCCAATGTAGTTCCATCTTGATTTGATAAATCAAAATATACTATAGAATTATTTATTGTAGAAGGAGTTGGTCCAATCGAGTAATATCCAGGGCCAGTAGAGTCTATCAAGTCAGATGTAGCTATTGTCGTACTATTTAAACTGGCAAAAAACTCTAATCTTAAATCTTGATTAAACTTATCTTTTAAATTATATCCTTCTTTATAGTTTCCGTATACGAGCCTATTACCCATAACTGTCTGAGCCTTAGCTATATTAGGTACGTTGTCGTATAGTCTTAGTATTTCTGAATCAGGTAAAAGAGTAAATATCTTTCTGTCATCAAAGGTATATGTATAGTCTGTATTATCAGAATACCCTAAATTAGACTTGTCAAGAAACTCTATAACCTTTATATTATTAGTTGTAGACTCTTTAAATAAAAGCTCTATACCTGTGACTAAAGAACTTCCTGTATTAAAAGTTATTATTGCAGCGTTCTTGGTATTTTTCATACCCTCATTTAAATAGCTGTTATAACTAAAGTCAAATGATGAAGGTGTAAATGCGTCTTCACTAAACTGTGAAGTTGCAGAATATTGATTATCGTTATACTTATACCTATAAGCAAAAGATATAAACCTTTCCTCTAAAAAGTCGTCTTGTTGCCCTTGAAGATTTAATGTTTGAATAGATGGAGCTGCGATAGGAGGTCTCTTAATTACCAATAAAGCCTCAGCAGAAAAACCATCAAAGTAAGAAGGTGATGAAGCGGGAGCATTGTAACTCCTGTTTATATTTATATATCTAGGTGGATTTGTATTGTCTGTAAAAAACAGTAAATCATCTATTAAATTTACACCTGTAATTAAATGATAAGGACTAAAGTTTAGTGTGGTTTTTAAGTTAGTACCGTCATTTGCACTTACTACATTATAATTTGTGTTGGCAGTATTAGTATTATAAGAAACTATTAAGTCTAGTTTATTGGTTGGGCTATTTGTAAAAGCTGGGTCATGAACAAACCAATATATGGTCTCGTTAGCCCCATCTTCAAAAGCTCCAATACACCTAGCATTATTGCTTAATTCGATATTATCAAACATTAATGTTGTAAGAATAGTGTTACCCTTAGAGTTTTCTACAGAACCAACTTCAGAGCCTTCGGTAGAACCAAGTCTTACATTTAACGCATCAATATACTCACCATTTGGAACAAGCCTTTCATCAAGGCTTTTGTTCATACGGCCAGCAATAAAATTTCTTTGAATGTTTGCCATCTTTATTTAATCCACTTATTCTCTCCTCTAAGATTCATTAGTAATCTTCCAGGATGAATATTGCTTAATCTAATTTTTGCATTTCTAAGTAAAGCTGATTTTCTTTTTCTAGCTCTATTGATAATATACTCTTGAACATTAAATTTGCTATTTAAAATAGCATACTCAATATAAGCATAAACATAATCTTCAAAAAGTTTGTTTACTGAAACTTGAGAATCATCTCCTCCTTCCATTCCATCAGAGATGTATTCTAATATACAACTTTCGTTAAGCATTGTAGAATCAAAATTTATAACTCCTGCTTTTTTATCTATCCTAAATGTAGGATTTATATTAGCGGTTTCTGTATTTAAACCATAACGCGCTCCGATAGTATAATCTGCATACCAATTTGCTTGTGTGTCAGCAGGTATTTGGTCGTCAGCATTATTCTGATTTAAATATATACTGTTTTGTTGACCGTTTTTTCTTTCAGTGTCGAGCTGAGATTCAGTAGTAATTACAGTTCCGTCTGAGTTAAATGTTAAAGTTCCTCCTGCACCTTGCAAGTATGATTGAGCAGAGTTAACTTGAATGTTCTCATTCAGAGGTCTAAGCCAGCCGTCTTTATATAAAGATATACGAATCCAGTTTACATAATCGTTAGGTAAAACAAAAGTAAGATTATCAAATACAGTTAGCTCTAAAGCTTTTATTTCCATAAAAGCATCATAATTAAGTTCCTGTATCCCACGCTTTGCGTGAAACAATATCTTGTACCTATCTTCGTTATTAACTAGCGAATGGTTTCCAGAATACATTAACTGAAAATTATTTACTATATCTTCCAAGCTTACATACTGGTAAGACCCCCAATTTTTATTGGTAGGAGCCGCTCCTGCATTTTCGTAATATTGATATTGTGATAAATATGCCATACTATTGTTCTTGGTTTTCTTGTTGTTCTATAGCTTGACCAAACTGCACTGTGGCTATCTCTCTAATAGACATACCTGCGTATTGTAATATTCTAGCCACTAAGTTATTTACATCATCTGGAGGCAACTCAAAGTCTTGATAGTCTGATTGAGACTGGTCAAATATAGGCTCTCCTCCTGTTAATGATACATAAGTCCACTTAGGGTCTTTAGGGTATCTTATATACTGCGATACCACTCTTCCTATTTCGTTTAGTGAATCAGGGTGTAGTGTTAATATATTTCCTTGTTGAGTGTAAGCAGGGAAAGTAATGTTAGGAGCAGTAAGCATAGACTTATTAAGCATAGTTATTTTACTATGATTTACTTGCTCTGCTTCATTTTTTAAATCAGATTTCTTGTAAATAGAATATGAAACATTGGCAGTAACTAAAGATGCCACACTAACAACTAGAGTAGTTTGATTGGTTATAGAGACAACACTTAAATTAGTCACCACTGAATTAGCTAGAACTACCGATACCACATCTCCAACAGATACTCCGTCAGACTGAAATGTTGCGGATGAATCTATTAATTCTGTATTACCTCCTCCAGTAGATGTAGTAACTCCTGAAGAAGTTACGGTACTATAAATTAATATTTTATTTAATAAATAATAGTCTGAACCTGTAGTAGCTGGTGTAGGAACTACATATTCATTTAATATGTTTTTAGATAAACTGGCTGTAATTGAAAAAGTATCTATTACCTCTTCGTATCCTTTTTTTATATCAGCATATCCGCTTCCTGATACCCTTCCATTCTCTTTATTAATCTGATTATTATATGCTATAAAATATTCATCAAAAATATCTAACTGTGCTTGTTTTGCAAACAAATTAAAATCTGATGGAGATATATAGCCGTAATTATTCTTATTAAGTATAGCAAGAACTGTATTTCTAACAGCATTTATCATCGCTTTCTTTTTTACAAAGATAAGCAAAAAAAAAGAGGTCAATTATTTTTGACCTCTCTTAGCAATCACTAATCTTCTAGTAATTTTTCTAACATTTTTAAAGACTCTATTCCGTCATCACTCTGTAAATATGACGATACAATATACATAGGGTCTTCTCCAAAGGGCACGGTCAACATCTTCTTTTTGTTTGATGATGTATTAAACCATACTTCTTTTTGTTTGTTCCTAAACGATAGCAATCCTTTATCAAAGAATAACTGTACATTAGAGTGTAGCTTTAACATAGGGTCATTAACCATTTTTAAGAACGTATCAGGTTCTCGCTTAACAAAGATTAATATATCTCTACGAAGCTCTGCTGTGCTCATTTGCTCTGTATTTCTTCCTAGCAAAACTCTGGATATAGTTTCCACCTGGTCTACTGAAAGCTTTCTAGCTTCAATAAGAGCATCTGCCTCTATATTTAATTGTTCAATTTCTGCTGCTGCATCTTTTTCTTCATTCACCTCAATAAACTTTTTACCATTCAATGGGTGATAATATAAAAACTCTTGCAATACAGGATTGTTTTTTGGAACTGATAAGAAACCATCTACAAAGTCAATAGGTTCTCTAACTACTTGTCCATCTTGCTCATCTTCAAAACAAGACCTTTGGTTAGGAGAATATCTCAACACTCGGTTGATTCCTTTGTCTTCGTCAAAATGTAATAAGGGTTGTCTTCTTGAGCCACCTGAAGGTAATAAAAAAGATATTGGGGCTCTATCTCTAGTAAGTTTGTAGACCTTGTCTACTAATGCATTTTTTTTCATTATATATAAATTTAATTAGATTTAAAAAAAAAGGGAGGCGGTTAAACCTCCCTTAGTAATAATACTACTCTTGGAATAAGAAGAAGTTG